AAAGTATCAGGACAACTCCATAGTTATAAGTAAAGATGTTGGGGGTCTAAGCTTGGTTGCAACATGGGTAAGAACAGATAGTTTTACAGAGGACAGAGACTAAAAAATGACACTTACAGTTAGTACACCGTCCGTAACATCCGAATGGGTGCCACCGCACGAACTGCCAGACCTAACACACGCCAAAACAATCGCCATCGATGTGGAAACAAAAGACCCGAACCTTAAAAAGATGGGCCCCGGATGGGCTAGAGGTGACGGCGAAGTGGTGGGCTACGCCGTGGCAACCCCAGATTGGGCCGGATACATCCCTATCAGGCACCAAGGCGGCGGCAACCTAGATGAAAAGCAAGTCAACAAGTGGCTCAAAAAGATATTCGACTGCCCCGCAGATAAAGTCATGCACAACGCTCAGTATGACCTCGGCTGGATCAAGCGCATGGGCTTTGATGTAAAAGGCAGAGTGATCGACACGATGGTTGTGGCGTCCCTACTTGATGAAAACCGCAGAAGTTTCAGTCTCAACAACCTCTGCTACGAACTACTGGGTATAGCCAAGTCAGAAAAGCTGCTGAACGCCGCCGCTGCCGACTTCGGGTTTGATGCAAAAGCAGAAATGTGGAAGATGCCCGCAATGTTCGTTGGGCCATACGCACAGAACGATGCAGAGATCACACTTAAACTGTGGGATTACCTGTCCGTACAGGTGGGCAAAGAAAACATCGAAGCCGTCACAAAGCTCGAACTGGACCTACTGCCCTGCCTCGTAGAAATGACTTGGCGCGGTATCCGCGTCGATATGGACAAAGCCGAAATAACGCGGAACGCAATCCTAAAGCGCGAAAAAGAAGTCCACAAGGAAATAAAACGTATCTCCGGTTGCGACATAGAAATCTGGGCCGCGGCATCTATCGCCAAAGCCTTCGATAAACTAGGCATAGAATACTTTAAAACAGAAAAGGGCTCACCGTCCTTCACAAAGAAGTTTCTGTCAGAACATCCCGATAAGTTACCTAAACTGATAGTAGCAGCGCGGAACCTAAACAAAACGTCAGGAACGTTCATCAACAACATCCTGACCTTCTGTAACTCCGATGGACGTATCCACAGCCACATAAACCAGATCAGATCAGATGACGGCGGTACAGTATCTGGGCGGTTCTCCATGAATAACCCTAACCTACAACAAATCCCCGCCCGCGACCCTGAGATAGGACCAATGATCCGGTCCCTGTTCCTGCCAGAAGAAGGCGAACAGTGGGCCGCTATCGACTACTCTCAACAAGAACCGCGCATCTTGGTTCACTACGCACACGCCTTCGGTGAGATGCAGAACAGAGTGCTAGGGGGCGTCCCAGAGTTTGTACAAAGCTACAATGACGATCCGCGGACCGACTTCCATACGATGGTGGCAGATATGGCAGGCATCCCGCGTAAACAAGCGAAGACGGTGAACCTTGGTATTATGTATGGCATGGGCGTAGGTAAGCTGGCGATTGAACTTGATCTACCAGAGGAACAGGCCCGAAATCTAATCAACCAGTACCATGATCGGGTGCCGTTTGTGAAAGAACTAATGAAGGGCGTACAGAACCACCTTAGTCAGAAGGGTAGTCTTGGGCATGTGCGGTCCCTACTGGGCCGCAAGTGTCGGTTCGAGTTGTGGGAACCAAAGCAGTTTGGAATGTTTAAGGCACTACCGTTCGAGCAAGCGGTGTTAGAACACGGTAAGCACACTCCGCTAGTCAGAGCGTACACATACAAAGCACTCAACAGGCTGATCCAAGCGTCTGCCGCGGACATGACAAAGAAAGCTATGGTCGATCTGTATAACGAGGGCTATCTGCCTATGCTGCAAATACACGATGAATTGGCTATGTCAGTAAAGTCCAGAGAAGAGGCCGAAAAGGTTGCACTAATCATGCAAAATGCTGTACCATTAGAGGTGCCAAGCCTTTGTGACGTTGAGTTGGGTCCGTCATGGGGTGAAGCTGTATAGTCTGCTCTTCAACTCCCCCGCTTTGGTTCAGCAAGGCGGGGGTTTTTTGTTGTGTATCAAGCGTTTATCTTATATAGTCCCAGAAACTCGCACAAAGGCGCATAACATGGATACGACAAAATGGAAATCGGTGCTTGTTCCGGTAGAAGTGTACCGAGAACTGAAGATACTTTCCGCAATCGAAGGCAGAACCATTAGCGGACAGCTACGGTTTATGTTCGACCAATACAGCAAATTAAAATCGGTTAGAAATAAGCTCAAGCAATACTACGAGGAAGCTTGACCACTCCCATATTATCGCGTATGTAATACGCATCTCTTCCGAGATACTGATGTTTGTTCTCCAATAAACATTAAACCCTTACCGTTCACCCACGGTGAGGGTTTTTTCTTGTCCAATTAATCACGCTAACGACGTTAACGTGACGGATTTAAATCAGCACTTTAATCCGTTTTAAAAACCTAAGACTAAGGGTCTATTCAAGTATTTATTATTTGTACTTGACTATCTCGTATAGCGGGTTTATCTTAGCTTTACTCAAACAAAGGAGAACAAACATGCTTGAGTCACGTTTTCTTGATAAAGCAGCCGCGACAGAGTTGCTTAGTAATAACTGGCATAAAAACCGTAAAATCCACAGAGGCATTAAAGATCAACACGTTAAGGACCTAGCAGCGAAGATCACACAAGGCCGCTGGGTTGTAGACGCAATGGAAACACCTATTCTGGTTGATACCGATGGTATCTTATACAATGGTCAAAATAGATGTATGGCTGTAATTCTCGCTGACCAAGGTGTAGTTGTGCAGTGCCGTATAGAAACGCGTGAAGAGTGCCAAAGATTGTACGCGTCTCTGGACCTCGGTAAAGCCCGATCAATCGCAGACATTACAGGATTAAACCAAAGCAACATAGTACAACCCATACTATACCTCATGCGCTGCGCGGGATTAGAAGGACGGCTAAAGGATGAGGCCACCGTATCGCGGATCGCGGAGACTTACATGGGAGATATTCTGCACCACTTCGATCAAAACACCCGCTGGGTAAAAAACAATCGGTGCTTTAATTCGGTTCAGTTTAAAGCCGCAATGGCGTACTGTGTTCACAGGCGGGTATTGCCTGATTACGAAGCTATCTCGGTGCTTGAAATGTTGCAGAACGACAAAGAATACCTTTGGCCTTCTATGTATCGTAATTACCGCGAACAGATCGTGTTTCCAAACGGTAAGCTGAATACTGGCGGTAAAACCGTGGCAAACGATAAGTTTTGCCGAGGCGTCTATCTGTTGGAACGTCGCATGAAAGAGCAAAGCAAAATTCAAATATCTAGCGGATTTATGGATGACCTTGCTTCAAACGTTCGCCGCGTGATTAGAATGGCTGCTGACGCATGAATTATAAGATAGAAAAAAACATCCCCCTTCCCGCGTCACAGCGGAAAGGGAAGTTTGCCATTCTAGAGGACTTGGAAGTCGGAGACAGCTTCCACGTTGCAGATGTAACCGCGCCAGCGGGCATCTATTCAAAAGCAGAAAGCCTCGGGATCAAAGTAACCGTAAGAAGCATCCTACATCATAATGGCGGCTTCAGAGTTTGGAGAATCGAATGAGCGATAAAGCTTGGCACATCAGCTACCTGTCCGCCATCGTCGGACCGTGCGCCGCAACCACAGATGATGGTTGTATGGCTTGGGAAGACGAAGAAAAAAGTGACTTTGTTATGCGCCTACTTGACAGAGATAACGACGGCAAAAACCTCCTAGTCGTTATTCAACCAGAAATGAACGAGTTGGCACTATACACCGTGACCGGATATTGCGTGGCAAACGATCTTCCGTACCTTATTAAAGATTGGAATACCCTGTCCGAAGAAGGGCAAAAAGAAGCCCAGAAAACTAGGCACTGATGACAAAGTGGGAGTTCGATATGATCCACCGCGACGAGTACGAACGCGTCTGCGAGGAAAACAGGCGATTGAAGGAATTGGTGAAAGCCAAATCCCCAATGGCTATGATGCAAATGCTTAAACGGTTTCTGGGAGGGAACTATGACCGCACTGGAACAGTGGAAGACCCTAGCGAAAATAGAGAACGCCAAGATGCTGGAACCCTACGAGGGCCAGAAACCTAACTACGGTATCGTCAAAAATAAGGTCAAGGGCGGCGGACCGCGGCTCTCGGAAATTAACCGCTCACTCGCCGCGCAAAAACTTCTGGAATTGTCCCAAAAAGGTTATACTCTGGAAGAAGTATTGGCGGAAACAGACGATCCAATAGAACGGGTCGTGGGCCGCGCTAGACGCTATCAAATCATGTTTAAGGGACTGGAGGAGTTTTTATGAGTAACCACCTATCAGAAGTGGCAGAAGGCATCATACAGGCTTGCCCAACGCAGCTTAACCCCGATGAAATG